CAATCAACTGCTCTACTTCGTGTTCTAGTTGCTTAACTTTAATTTCAGAGGTGTTAGCCATCTCGCCCTTTAGGATTGGCAGTACTGCACATCTACAGTTGGGGTGCAGTGGTGGATCGCCGTCCGCAAACTCATCGCCTGAGTAGAAATTCCCCTTAAGAGATACGATATTGCCGTCGTATGGTTCGCATTCAGGACAGGCTCCAGGTGATACCAACCATTGTTTCCCTACAACCTCACCAGATTGTTCCCAGGCATCTATGGCACTAATGTTAGAAGTCCTTAATACTTCGGTTCTGGTGATCCTCTCGGCTTGCATCTTAGAGTAAGAGTCAAACTCACCTCTGATATTCCGCGATATATCTGGGATAGACTGACCCTGCTTGACTCCGTTAGTGATTAGGTCGATCAGTTTATCTTTATCGGTGGTGACCATTGAAGTAGCAAACATCTCTACACGCTTCTCTATTAGTTTTCTAACGTCGGTAGGGACGTATGGTTTGCCAGAGTTAATCAGCCCTAGTGCTTCATTACCAGCTTGAACCGCAACTTCCATTAACAGAGGGGTGAAGTCTAGCGTAGCTTCCGTGATCAGCTCATCATCTACAAACAAAGCTTTCTTTTGCATATCGGCAACTTCGGCTGGCATGGCTTCGAGGGCTTTATCCACCAGTCTATTTATAAACGACTCCACTTTATCTTGGAACGCTAACTCCACAGTCTCAACGATGGCTATTTGTTTCTCGTAATACTTCTGGATCTTGTCGGCGTTGAATCGTTTCTCTACTTTCTTACCCTTGACCATTTTTTCAGCTACGGGTCGGACCAACTCTTTGATCTTCTTATACTGTTCAACTTGCTCCATTTGCTTTCTAACAATATGGTCGGTCTTAACATACCTTAGGGCTGGTGGGGCTTGGCTTATTCGCCTGTCTGTTCTTTGGAATCCAAGCTCGTCGCCACCCTCTATTCTCTCCATCCCCAGCTCCTCGCGGGCTTCGTTAGTAGTGATTATGTCTGCACCATGCAGGGAAGTAACTTCTGCTATCTTCTCGGCCTCATCCTCTTCTACTGGGTCACAGAAGCCCAGCAAGAGATTCTGTCCATATAGTGGGACTAGGAACTCGTTCAGTGTGTCGCATATCCCTTTCATGTCGGGCCGGACGGTCTTACGCATCCACGACAGCATAGAAGCTTCTGCGTTGGCCCGATTGACATCGTCAGTAATACCTAGAGCTGTTTTAGTATTCCCGAAAATGACCATGATTTTATCCCTTAACCACTCCTGTTGTTCTAGGAACTGGGCGTCTCTATTGGACATCTGTACGGTCTTTGGCTCTACTCCACCTGAGAAGATAGGAACCTTGTAGGCGTTTTGTGTGCCACCGTAGGTATTTCGGAATTCAGAGTGTAGTTGCTTTAGCTGTTCATCGGTCAAAGATTTCTCGGTGGTAAGCATCAACTGAGCTATTAAACCTCGCTCAAACAGCTTTTTATTAGCTTCAATAGCCATTGTGTCGGTGTCTATCGCTTCAGCAGCGGCTTCAACGGCACTCTTACCGCGATAGAAGTTCCGAGGGTTGGGGACTTTGAAGTGGATGATCTCTTCAGGCTCGTATTTGATTTCAATAGGCTCGCCTTTAATCGTGTCCTTATATGTGTAGCTCTGGATGATTCGTTGTGATCCCTCGGCTTTGCCTAAGTCTATTGTCACCTTGTCGGGAGGTAGGATGAAGATGTTGTTTATCTTAAGTCCAGTTCTATCCACATACCAGAACGCATCACCAGCCAGCTTCCTGTGAGACTGTGTGGTGTAGAACCCGTCATAGGCTGATGTGAACTCGTTGAATTTATCCAGGGCATCTAAAAGCGGATGTGAGTATATACGGTCGTATATAATCTCGTCTCTGACTGTGCGGACTCGGTACAACTCAAACTCAATTGTTGCCACCTCTTTAGCAATGACATCGTTGTTCCTATAAACCCAGCCTTTATTGGCCTCTAGGACTTTAGAACTTACCTGTGTCTCATCCACTAAGGGTCGTGATGAGAAGTCTAAGAATCCACCAGTAATTGACTTGGCTTTCTTCTCTACCTCTTTGATAACTTCGACAACTGTTGAGTCAGCATCCTTGCCTGTTTTGATTTGTCCGACTAGTGGAATCTTAAACTGCATATTTATCCCTTATTTTTATAGCGTCTTTTAGGCTCATATATCTACCGTGGTAACTACAAGAGCCATCACGATAAAAACTGACTTCGTATTTGCCGTGCTTGAAAAAGATATTCTTATATCCAGACTTGCCATACGGTCTGCGGTTTCTCTGTTGCTGGCTTCTAGTAGCCCACCTGCAGTTGGATGGCTCATAGTTTCCATTTGGGTCTATTCTATCTATGGTATGTTCTTTGGATGGTCGTGGCCCCATGTCCTCGTAGAAATTAGTAAAGCTAACTAGCCACCTATCGCACACCTTTATATCACGACCTCTGTAATACTTAAATGATGTGCTGTTCACGCCCTCGATATGGCAACGTTTAATTATACCAAACCAAGTCTTGAACTCTGGTAGCTCATGTATATTTGTGGAACTTGGTAGTTTGAGTTTCATAATTTATTCAGGCCAGTAATCCTGTATCTTGCCAGATTTATCCCTGACAATATCCCTCTCTTTATCTTGAGAAACCGTAACGGACGCGATGGATACTTTGTTTTCACTCCATTTAGCGTAAGCCCATTCAGCTAATGCCCATGAATCCGGATAATCGTCATGTGCTTCATTAGCGTCAGGGTGATGAACGCTCAATAGCTGTCCTTTGAATTCCTGCTGAAGATCCAACATCTGCTGTCGGAACTTCTCACCATGTTTTTTATCTTGTTTCGGTAGGGTAGTCAACAACCCCTTAATGGATAACTTGAGGTTGCGGTACATATTATCTTTTGAAACCTGGGTGAACTTGATGGCATATAGCCCAGAGTTTTCGTCCTGGAACTTGGTATGTGATACGAACATATCGCTCACTGGATCGCCCACGCCTGTGCTGTCAATTGCTAACGCCACCACATTATAGTTCCCCAAGAAGTGTTTGATTATATCGAACTGGTCCTGGTAGTTCTCGCCTCTTAGCTCCAACCAGTTGAGTATCTCCTTCTTCTTCTTGGCCTCATTCCACCTGATAATCGTGACCACTGTACTGTCGGGGTGCTTGGCTACATCAATCCCAGCAAAACAAAAGTCCTTCTCATTCCTATAGGCGGGGCTTCGATCATCATAAAGTAAGTCCAGCTCCTCTTGGGTGGTGAACTGGCCCGTTCCTATCTGCCACTTGCCAAAGTACTCTCGTTGTATTTCATCAGCATCTATGCCCTGTTCCTCTATGTCTGACCGGACACTCTGCTCATATATAAGGTGCATCGGGTCTTTAGTCTGTTCGTAGACCTTTCGTCTTTGTGGTACTACGTCATCAAAGTACACCTTTATAGTCTCGGACTGCTGGCTCAGTCTATAGAAGTGGCATATCTCAGTTCCTGCCTTACCAATGTAAACCCTGGGAGCGTTGGTTACCTTACCCATAGGCCAAATACTATGCTTTACAATCTTATCCTTTGCTACCTGGGCCTCATCTATAATTATTAGGTCTAGCGTCAGCCCCTCAATCTGTGATACAAGGTTGATCGGAGCCACGGCAGCACTAGAACCGTCCGGCATTACTAGTTTCTTAGCATTCTCTTCTTCTTTGATATATTGCTCTTGTTCGTTACTTACTTCTAGCAGGGTTGCTTTGGCTTTCCGTAGTGAGTTCCGCATAATCCCATAGCTAATCTTAGCTTGGTCAATCTGAGCCGCGAATATACCAATCTTAATAGGTCGGTTGAACATCACGGGTAGGAATGTAAGTATGAACTCGCAAGTATGCCCTACGGCATAGGTCTTGCCTGCTTGCCGACTAAGCTCAATGGCTATCTCCACCTGTTTTAGCTTCTTAACATCTTCCTCTGTAGCCCCTGCTGTGATGCGTAGGTTGTCGAGCAGGGCTTTTAGTATCTGGTCTGAGATTTCTTCTTGGTACGGATAGAAAGTAAGGTTATGCTGAATCAGCAAATGGTCGGCTCTAAGCTTCCGGAGTTTGTCCAGCATCATCACCCTCGCTGATTAACCCATACTTACTAAGTATCTCTCGTCTGGTGTCAGTAACTTTAGCGTCTATCTTCACAGCTGGGTTGATGCCTAGCATCTTAAGTCTCGCTTCCCACATTCGCCAATCTTTACGTCCTGCACCCTCCATTTCTCTGAGGGTGTTCTGTATGCCTCGGCGTATTGCTTCTTTAGCCTCGGGCAGTTCTTTCCAAGCTGTGATAGTATCCTGGTCTACTCCAATAGCATCTGCTATCTCTTTCCAGAATGGTTGCTGGCCCTCTTCAATTGCTTCCAAGAACTTTTTGAACTCTTTCTCCTTATAGATCATCCGAATTATCCTCATTCTGTGTTATTGTAGCTTCTACAACATCATTGAAGTCTAGCTCGTTCAGCAAGTTGGCTAAGTTGTTCTTTTGATACTCCCCAAGTTCAAGGCTAATAACGTAGCTCCCGTCAACTTTCGGGCCTCGTATTGTTACTTTGTCAGCTATTAGTTTTAACTTCACTTCGCTACCTTCTGATGTTCTTGTTTGTGATGATATGGGCATAGATATACAACGTCAAATGGCTTGCTTGGGTCTGGATGGTGCTTATGAACTTTAGCGTCCCCACATACTTCGCATGGCTTCTTAGTCAGCTTACCTACATGCTCGGCATAATTAGCCTTTTTCCATGCGTCAAATCTGTCAGGGTGTTTCTCTATATTCTTTTTGTATGCTCGCTTGAAAGCTTGTTTACCATCCTCTGTCTTTAAGTATTTACTTACTCGTTCCGTATTGCATGGATTGCAGTAGTAATACTGCTTATAACCGCCCTCTTTGAGTTTTCGTCTTGCATACTTTACAAGTGGTACTGATGTGACTTTGCACTTCGAGCAATACATATTATTATCATATACCATTTTGCTTAAGCTCACTAATCAACTTCTTATACTCGTCCACCGACTTTCTACAATCATAAGCAACTTTCAAGTTATCATAGACGGCGTTAACAGCCAAGTTCCTTGATGATGCGTCCATTAGCTTGTCTAGTTCATCAGCATCTACTGCAACTGGAAGCCCTAGAAGTTGAGCTATGACTGTCTTGTTCTCGCTCTTAAACCTATCCTGCGGACGGTTCATCTTAGGCAGTACGCATATATCTGCCTCCTGTATTTCTTTGTATGCCGTGTCGGGTAAGTACTTCACAAACTCATACTTTTTAGAGTATTCGTTGGGGTTGGAGGCCCAGCGTGAAGCGATTGGATCGCTGTCTGCTACCACCTTTAGTTTAAGACCTCGCCTCTCGAAGCTCTGTACAGCAAGCTTTAATGCCTGGACGTTGTGAGAATAGCCGAACCACACTACTGTTTTAGCTGTACCTTTGTGGACTTTTTTAGGCGGGAAGCCAGCCATGTCGAACCTGTCTTTGATAACTCTGATTGGTTTATCTGTGAGCTGAGACAGGAATTCTTTTAAAGGTTCAGTGGGAACCACTACGGCATCCATCGCGTCTATTGTTTCCTTTATGGGGACATTATCGAACCAATCGGGGTCGCATATATCCAGTATCTTGATGCCTGGGAATGTAATTGGGAACTTATAGTCCTTGTTTGCGTATATCTTTTGGAACACTAGGACATCCGGCTTCTGTCCGAACTTATATAATCCGGCTTCGGGCCAATGTTTTAACAAGTTGTGGACCCGAATCTTAGTTGATCCGGTGTTACTTTTTGCATGGAACTGCTCAAAGGTAAAGAAGCTTATAGCGTTACTCATAGCGACACCTCCCCTACTGCCCTGGGTTGGGCTTGAAAAATAATTAACCCCTTACGCAACCCCTCCCCTACTGGGCGTGGGTCCCTATAAAAAAGGCCGTTTTTCAGCACTTTTACCACTGTTAATGTGAACAAATACCGAACAAAGGAGCTGGGGGAGTGGTAGGGGAGTGGTTTTACCATCGTTTTTCTCCATTCCATACTGGTTTTTTGCCTTGTGCTACCTGCATAAGTATTGTATACAGTTCGTCTAGGTAGTCTTCGGGCTTAAATAGCTCCTGGGCCGTCCTCTTGCCCTCTTGTCCTATTCTTATAGTATCGTCATAACAGTGGTTTATAAGGCTGTATATGGCCTCTGTGTAGCTTGTGGGGTTGTCTGGGACTATGAAGCCGTTCTTGCCATGCTCTATGAACTCATCAGCGTTGTGGTGCTTTGAGGTCAGTACGCAAGCTCCGCTTAACATCGACTCAGTTCTAGACCGAGGCATTGGGGAGTCTAGGAATGGATAGATAGCTATTAGCGATGTGCCTAGTAGTTCTTTGTAATCTTGCCAGTCTTCCACGTTATAATTCACATTTGTGTGGATAATATCCAGGCCAGTCTTCTCTTTAACCATGCCCTTGATCGCGGTTAGTAGGGACCGATTGTAGTACTTATCTAGTCCCCCTGGAGATAGGGAGCAGACAATCTTAGGCTCTTTAGGGAGATCTAACCAGTCGGTAGGCTCCATTCCGTGAATGATAGGGTAGCCCCAGCCCCAACGCTCAACGGCCTTATAAGAATTGACGATCATAAAGTTGTCGCCAATCATCTCTTTCATGCCCTCTAGATGTTTCTCGCCTCGTCTTGTCTGGACTGTGCCGCCGTTTATGACCATATCTTCAGGGCAATACTCATCGTACATAGGAGTACCGTGATTGATTACGACTTTAGGGATGTCAGTTATCACCTCATTCAACTGTCTGTATAGCTGGCCCTTGCCTATATCTGGGTTAACACACTGCTGGTCTAGGTGAAGTATAGCCAGGTCATACTTACCAGGCTCGTAGTAATCCACCCACTCAAACTGGTCCTTTGTTAGATAGGTAGCTGGGTCGGGTCGATGGGTGAACCTGCCCCATCGCCTTACGTTGTTCCTGAGATACGCGAACTTAACATCATATTTCTGTGTCAGCTTGAGCATTTCGTGCTGATGAGCCACGTGCCAGGGTAAACCGAAGATTCTCAAGGTTTTCAATTTAACCCCACCTTCCAAAGTTTGTTTTTCATCTGCATGATTTGATACTTCTGCAATCTTTTATTAGAGCTTTTGCCCTTCGGTGTAGCTTTAGCATCCTCAACCCACTCTATGCCTATGCCTTGCTTCCTGGCCCGCGATCGTGTCTCTTGGGACAGCCCGCCGTACATGTTCATTCGCTCGTTAAACATTCCAAACTTCACAAAGTCATCCCTGTATATACACGATAGGTTCTCCACAAAATCTTTCTTAAACCCCTTGTTCCCGTACAGCCAACTGTTTGGTTTCAATACTTCCAGGAACTTCTCTATGCAATCTGACTCCATAATCATTCGCTGGTCGCAGAACACCAAAATGTCTGAGGTGGCTTCTATGGCTGCCATGTTTCTGGCTTTAGCTAGGTTGTAGCCCTTGCCACCCAGTCTTATATACCTGACCGGAATGGACACTGTAGCAGCAAAGTCTTTGATGTTCTGTTCCTGGTCTTCGCCATCGTCTACGACAATAACCTCTAGATTGGAATGGGTCTGGTTGGTGATTGCCATTAGGTTCTCTCTGGTTACCTCGGGCTTGCCTGCCACTGGGACAATCACGGTAACTGGAGTCTCGGGAAGTAGTTCTCTATATAGTTTCTGGTACATAAACGCCCGCCGTTCGGGGTTCATGTGCTTGATAGAGTACCAGGCTCGTTGCCGCATATCGTTTAGCTTAGATTCTACCGTCTTGAAGTTAGAGGCTTTTTTCTCAGCGACTGGGTCGTGGAGCGTGGCACGTATAAGCTCTGTTAGATGCTCAACGTCATCAGGGTCCTTATCATTTATAACAATCGAGTCATCAGCAAAGTCTGCTACGTGGCCTATCTTCCTGGTAATCACAGGAACTCCACAGTAGATAGACTCCAATATAGGCATAGTCCCACTCTCAAACCCGTCTATCGAGTTGCAAACATGCACTCCGGCCTCGTAGTACATCTGTCTCAGCTCCTCGTCAGTACACTCCTGGGCAAAGTGAACCACTCCTGTATCTATAATCTCCTTGAAGTACTCCGGTTGTGAGATCGCTCCTACCAACTGCATCTTGATGCCAAGTTCTTTACAAGCTAAAGCCACTGGCAGGATGCCTTTCTTGCTCTCGATTCTGTTCGCAACCATAATAACTGACTTGCTAAACTTATAATCCTCGTTGAACTGCCAGAAGAACGGGTCCACCACGATAGGGATATGCTCTACCCTCGAAGCGGTAATATCCTGTAAGTCTTTGGTGATACTTTTATTGTTACCTATCACCGCTTCGTAAGTGTTCCAGTCAGACTCTTTTATAGAGTAGGGGTTGTTATGTGTCAGCACACTAGGGATGTCTTTCAGCCATTCATATCTACCGCGTAGCATCTCAGCCGTGCGGAAGTACTGATAGTCGATCACATCGGCTGTTCGGCACTCCTGCTCCACCCTTGCTAGTTGCGAGGGGTCGGGGCGTTTAGGGTGAACATCAATTACAACGTATTCTATGTTCTTGTGATACGGGGCCACTACTTTGCATAGCCTGTCTATAGCTGTGCCTGCCTTGTCCGAAATTGCGACTACTTTAAACATAGATGTTCCTCTCTAGGTGTCCGTGACCGTCATAACCCCACTGGTCTGGTGCTAGCCCCTGGATAGTTTCCTGTACATACTTAGGATGGCTTGATAGGGGAATGATCTGTTGGGGTTTGCTGAACTTGCCTTTCTGGGCTTTTATCCATAGCTTGTAGGCGTGTTCGTCTGTCCCGTCACTGCCGTATTGCGTATCGCCAAAGTGTCGATTGTATGCCCTCTCCATGCGTCCCACATCATCTTTTATCTGGGCCTTCGTCTTCAATAGTTTCTCGTAGTTATAAAACGCAATTCCAGCTTCGGGGACACTATCTGGGCTGATGTTAATACCATCTAAGCTCGGCTGGCATAAGTCACCACCTGAATCGAACCTGATCCTGTCTCCGAAATCTCTCTTGTTAACCATGATCACCAGTCTTGACTTAAGGTTGTACCTGTCCGGTAGGACGAACTGGTGTTTGAAAAAGCTAACGGCTGGCTCGTTCTCGTCTAGCATCCTCTGAGCGGCCGTCCTGATAGCGTTGAAGTCCTTCTCGTGGAATATGAAGTCAATGTCAGCGTGGATGACTACGTCACCAGTACACGCCTCATAGCCTTTTTGGAAGTGGTTTCCTATAAGCTTCCAGGAGAACTCCTGCGGCCAGCTGTCCTTCCCGTCTATAACAACAACCTCATCAGCAAGGTCTTTATAGCAGTTTAATGCGTCCTCTGAATCGTCACCCCGTAGGTCGGGGTTGGTCGTAGTAGTGAATATACTGAGCTTCATCTAGTGCCACTCCTTTATGTTAACGCCGTGCTTCTGTAGTTTTCTGATTATCGCGTTCTTATCTTCGGTTGTGTAATCGGTGACCTTGTTTGGGTGGAATTCTACCATCATCACGTAGGGTATTGTATCAGTCCCATCAGCCATCATCTTATTTAACACTGGAAACTCTGCTCCCTCTATATCCATCTTCAAGACTACAAAGTCGTCCTTAAACTGCTTTAACCACTCTGAGAAGTCAAACGCCTGCACCTTAATCTTGGGCGACTCGTACCAGATGTTTACTTTGGTGTCCATGAGAGTTGACCCCAATGGTGTATCGGTTTGGTCTACCGCGAACTCCAGCTCTATATCCTCTACCCATACAGCATTATTACTGAAGGTCAGGTTCTCGTGTTTCTGGTTATCCCAGTACTGCTTGAACTTAGGGTTTGGCTCAAAGGCGTATAGCTGCCAATCCTCTTTATCTTCGAACGAAAGTTTACGCCAGTTCTTAAACTCCTCTATCGAGTCACCCGAATAAGCTCCGCAGTCTATAAATATATTCATAACGCCTCAATCTTTTCTATTAACGACCAGTCATAATTCTGATCTCGATTATGTTTTAGGGTCTTGATCCTATCCCTATGCCCTTTCTGGCCGTAGCCGTGAATGCCGCAGCTGTACTTATCCTCAACGCTAGTGAACGGATTAACTCCAGCCAGTCGCCAAAGATATGTTTCGGGTCGGATCTTGTCCTGGGCCTCTTCTATATGCTCCAAGCACTTTTCTATAATGCTACGGTTCATCACGTGGATGCTGATTGCCCCCCTGTCCTGCTTGTACCAATCAAATCCACTGGCACATGTCCACAGAGACAAATTGTGCTGTAGCTTCTTTACATTAGCGTTGGGAATTATGTCGGCATCTATCCTCATAAAGTAATTGCCATCTGACTCTAAGGCTTCAGTATAAAATCGTTTTAGCTTGTGCCATAGACTCGTATCGTCCTGGTATAGAACAACCTCGAACCCGTAGGACTGCATCAGCTCAACACATAAATTGGTGGTCGGCTCGCCAATCGAGAAGATGTAGACCTTCACGCCTGTACCCTTTGCCTGTATTTTATTCTCGAAGATTGTCTGCATACCTCGCACTGTTTAGCACCTCGTTTGGTGAAGTAGGTATTGTCAGGTGTATATTCATGCCCATTCTTACAATAACTTAAGTCTTTACTACCAAAGTCAATCATCCTGTGACATTTAACGCATAGCCTTGCCCAGTCTGAAACTTCTCTTAAGTATTCGCCTGACAAATTAGCCCACTCAAACCTCTTAGCTTTAGTCACCTCACAGTTCTCACAATGGCTAGGTTTGCCCAAAACACGCTCGACCCAATAATGAGTTAAGCGATATTCAGAATCAGTACCTTTGAACAACTTATACATTACTTTGTTATCTCCACGCCGATCCACTCAGTGTCCTTATACCTGAACCCTTTAGGCTTGAACTCTTTGAAGAACTCGAGCATCTGCTCCATAGTCCATTCAAACCTGTGGTCTTCGCCCAATTCGCCGCCCTGGTAGTCTATGGTAGTAATGATCGCCCCCTTTGTGACACAGTTCTCTATGAGGTACTTTATCACTTCCGGCTTATCTAGGTGTTCAATTACGTTTAGGCAAGTAAGGTATTCCCACTTTCCGACTATCTCGTACACGCTTCTTTGAGATACTCTTAGCCCCTTTTCTTTTGCCAGTTCTATAGCGTGTGGGTCTGTGTCAATGCCGAAGCCGTCTTTCAGTTTTGATACCAGCAGCCCATCACCACAGCCTACGTCTATAGTCTTTCCGTCACAGAACTTAACGCACCTATCTACTAAATACTTATACCAATCCTCAGTCTCATACCAATCATAGTGATATGCACCCTTTACACGGTACTTGTTGAACGTGCTCATTTCCTGGCACTCCCTACAAATCCCTCAGCATGTGCTAAATCACCCACGGTAGGCGTAACAACAATATCTGTGAAACCAGCATTCGACAGAAGTTTCAGAAGGCCGTGGTGGGTATATCGCTTACAGTCATCCTCTTTGTGAGTCTCGTAGTGATATGGTTGACTAAAGTATAGTACTCCGCCTTCTTTCAAGTTATCGTATATATTCTTAACTACTGTTCTGGTGTCCCAGGTATGCTCAATAACCTCTATGCAAAAAGCCATATCGGCATTTTCAGCAAGAAACAGGGGATCCTCTATATCGGCAACTACGTCTGCTCCAACGTGGTCTAGCTTGTCTATACCAATAAACTTATAGTCGCCTGGCAAGTACTTGTTCATTGGCTTAGTGCCACAGCCCCAGTCCATGACGACCCCTGTGGGTTTCAGGACTTGGAGGTAGGCTCGTATGCCTTCTCTATGAGCCATGTTCAAACCTCACGATAAACCCTGTGACGTTGTGGTGTTCATACTCCCTTGCCATTCGGTGTCCGTCTTGACGATAGAACTCTAACAGGTGTTCGTTGCCAGCAGGCTTGCGGATAATCTCTGTAATCTCCAGTCCGGCCTGTTTTGCTAGTCTTTTTATACACCCCTCTGAGTATCTACAGCCCTCATCGTCAATCGGATTGTGATGTGCATAGACGAATGGAAACTCAACCCAGGCGTGGCCTCCTGGCTTAATCAGCTTGCGGACATTCCGCATTGCGATACCAGGCTCTATAACATAGTCAAAAACCCCCAAGCAGAAAACGATGTCATACTGTCTATACTGGAGCAGTGGCTCGTTTAGATCGTGGCATATATCTGGCTCTATCTCTTTAACATGTGGCTCTTCTAGGTCCATGATCTCGTAGTTTTTAACATCCCAGTACTTAACGTGTCTGTGGATAGGATCTTGAGCACCTCCGATGTCCAGGACATCATCTGCCGTGACCTCTAGTGTGGCCTTCCATTCGTTCAACTGACGCTTATAAACGCTCCCCATTATAGTGTCTCCATCGCTGTTATATAATCGTTGCCCATTCTATCGAGCTTGAAGTAGTCGCTGTCTTGGTTAAACTTCTCTACAATCTCGGGAGCACCGCCTGTAGCTAGCATGGCGTGAGGGTCAGATATAACACAGCCGCAACACAAGGCTTCTATTAGAGAGTTAGAACAGGCATCGTTCCAGTAACTGTAGATGAAGTAGTCAGAGTCGCGGTAAATGCTTGCTAGTGAAGCTGGGTCTGTCATAACTCCCCAGAAGTTGTAGTCCTCATTCATATAGAAGTCGAAGTTATACTCTATCAGCTCGGGGCTGAACTGACCGACAATGTTTAGCTTAGTTTGGCCCCTACGCTTCCAGCTTTCCTGCTGAAATAGTAGCCGAGCCATTTCCCAGTTCTTAGTTTCGTCCCTATTGACCCTAGAGTACATATACTTAGCGACCTCGTTCTCCATCCGGCCCGAAGGATTGAATATACTTGTGTCCACTGAGTTTAGGATCACTACCCCGTCTCTCTCCAGGTATGGGAGTAGCAGGGTTCTAGCAAACTCGGACTGGTATATAACTAGGTTGGCCTGTTGAGCGAACCGTTTCATCCGGCTCATACCAGTGTTCCGGTTGCGAGAGTTCCTGACTATGTTATCGACTCTAAGAACTATCTTTTTGCCATCGGCTTGGGCCTGGTCGACCTCTTCTTTGCTGCACATCGAGGGCGAGGGGATGAGATATATATCACATAGTTCGTATGAGGTTAGGTGTTCAGGGATGGCTTTCTTGATATTAGAGATCCAACTCCAACCACCGCCTGTCTTGTTATCCTCTGAATGAGGGATATATATTCTCATTCGTATGCCTTTAGCATTTGCTCGTGGTGTTTTATCACAAGTTTAGAGGCATCTATCTGGTTCTGGTGGTACATAACATTTAGTTTAGAGGCTTTGGTATCTCGGTGGTATTTTTTCAACTGTTCCAGTAGTTCAGCTTTTGTATAAGAGGTCAGTCTCAGGGGAGTGAGTCCCTGCTTAGTCCACACGATATTTATCATATATAGTGGTTTGTCCAGGGTGCTGCGGTACTCAACTCCGCAAGTGTAATATGCTTGTGGGTCGTTGGCTTTCTTGACAATCTTCTTTAGATATTCGGTTATTTTATCCATTAAACTCTACCTCGTGTTCAAACTTCCAACTGTGGTTTCCTGTCCAGCAGGCTCTCTTGGTTCCAGATCTAAACCCTATAGCCCCTACTTCAAAAGTTTCTGTTGAATTGGGGAGTGGTAGCCCTGGTGTTTTGTGTCCACCCAGTTCTTTTTTACCGCATACTAGGCATACTCTATAGTATGGATTGCCCTGTTTTTCGTTGCTCTTCAACTTATACTTGTTCATCTTGCCAGCTCCTTTATAAATAGTTCTACATTCTTCCACTCATTATAGCGTGTCAGCTCCCAGGAATGACACCAGGCTTCAAAATCCTTATCTTCTTCTCTGGCTTTATCTAACAGCTTAAGTCCGTATTCAAGCCACGTAGAGCCTTTATATTCCTCCCTAACAGGGCAACCCATGTGTACGGCTGTAGAAGCAAAGAAAGGGTCGTCTGGGTCGCCTATATGCCCTATGACGGTATTTCTGGCGTAGGTGTAGCCTGAATTCTTGACTACGTTCTTCAGTGTCTCATTAGCGTAGCCCCTGGGGTAGCAGAACTTAGTTATGTTCTGGTCGTATTTATTCTCTAAGATACTCTTGGAGTCTCTTATCTCCTCTATGGCTTCCTCTATTGGTATCTGGGTCAGCAGCCTATGGGTGATTGTGTGTGACCCCACCTCAAAGTTCCTGGCGATATACTCCTCGTCCTGGGGTTTAAGCGGCTCCCAGCCCTTTTGCATACAAACCCCGACGATGTCTACTGGTAAGTAGAATACACAATCCACCCCATACTTCTCACATAATCGTGCTATGCGGATGTCGTCTTTTGTTCCATCGTCAATCGAAAGGCTAATCTTCATAGTAGGTTCGTCCTTGCAAACTCGCCATGAAGCTCTAAGGCCTTTTTATTATATGCTTCCGCAGCAGCTTCTTTTGTGTCAAACAGCCCAATATGAAGCACTTTCCTTGCTAGAGATATTTGAGCACACCACTTTTGGCTGGTTTTCTTCCAACTGACACCCTTATAGCCAGACTTGTTATTGGCATATTTAGCTTTGTTGAGGTTGTTCTGTCTCTGTGAGCATACTCTCAAGTTAGCCTTTCGATTGTCCAGTTTATCCCCGTTTATATGGTCTACCTGTCTGTTGTCGTTCCGCTTAAGCCCGAGTATCTCACGGTGTATTCTTAGCTGATAGGCATTCCTGCTAGAATAGTCTGACCTCACAACATAACCCCTAGCTAAGTACCAACTGTGATCACGAAGCAAATACCGATACTCCTCATCGACAATTATCTGGTCATTTAGATTTTTGTTCGTCATCTCTAGCCCCTACCATGTGTTGTTCCTCGTTCATTGCTAAGTGACGTTCGTTGTCCTCAACCATTCCATTGAGCATTGCACTTCCGGCTAAATTAGCCATAGCCCTGACATCTTTCGAATAACACTTACTCAGCCACCCCCTGCTGTGGGCAACACTTCTGGTGTGCATCGGATCTACCCTACCGTCCTCGCTCCATGCTTGGTGGACTTGAATGAAACTCACTCCGTACTGGTCGCAAACATCTCTCAGTACATTGGCCCAGGTTACTTTTAACGCTCCGTAGGTGTTCTCTGCCATCTTTGTGATCTCTGCTTCCAACGCTGTGACTAGATGAATTCTAATATCTGGTGACATCTGGGTCCACAGTAGTTCGGCGGCTTTGGTTCTGGCTGGTTCTTCACCTCCCACAACTAGCATTTGGTGTTGCTTGGGGTCGGTCGGATGAGGGTATTTATGTGGTGGCTGGAAGTATGTCCCCTCGCCTATAAGTTCAACCGATACGGCTATGTTCTTACCAGTCTCTTCCACAAGTCTGTCGGTGGTTCCAGGCTGCAAAGCACTTTTAATTAGGATCGTCTCGGCTTCGCACCAGCCCACCACCTCTTCTACAATCGAAGTGTCTAGGGTTCCGTCCTCTGTGTAGTCTGTCGGTACTGCGATAATAGCGACATCACATTGGTTGACCGCCATTCTAGCAGCCCCCTTTAGCCAGGGCTTATCCTCGCCGCCTATTCTTAGGAGTTCTTTAGGCTCGTCATAGATGATTGCCTCGGGGAACATACCCTCATAGGCTTGCCCCAAGTATCCGTTTCCGATCAAAGCTACATTCATGATTCACCTACCAAAACTTCACCTAATCGTTGTGCTTTCATAATCTCTCCTTTGTACTATTCATTATGATTAAGGTTATGTCAATGGTTTATCCACAGGTTAATGTTTGCTACCCTTTAGGGAATTGCATTTATAGCAAGCTGGGGCCAGGTTTGAGAAGTCGTGTATCAAGTCGGGACGGTTGGATCTAGGTATAACATGATCTAGGGTGACTTCTCTTTGATCTACCCACTTCCCACAAAGGTAGCATTCATAATACCCCTGAAAGTTCGGTGGATTCTCTCGCATCCACTTCGCCCTAGTCCTGATCCAGCTCTTTTTCATCACCCTTTTTCTTACCAGCCATCTATTTCTCCTTGTTTAGTTGTTTGATGCGGTCTTCTAAGGTTAGTTCTTCGCCATTATCACCAAACCATATCACTTCCATATCTTCCCAAACCCCAGTTAAAGCAACCTTTTCCAACTCCTCAATCCTAGCCTCATTAAGTAAAGCGTTTATTTGGTGGGTGGCGTCTTTGTACCGTGAATGACCCGCACACTCTGTAGGGTCGCAGTCTTTGTGGTCGTAGCTTAGTGCGGCCTTTTCTAATATCTCCTCTATGCGTTCTGGTAGGGGTGGTTGGTGTGCGGTCATAGCTTTTCTACTTTCTTTCGCAGGGTGGCACTAAAAACGTGTAGTTCAGCGTCATTACCGACTTCCTGCCAAGTTTCTAACATTAGATTAGTAAACAGGTTCTTCAGCTGTTGTTTCTTAACTGCGTCTGTTGAGCCAAAAGCATGTTCCAAAAACTTATCTAACTTACTCATCACTACCTCCTGCTTGTAGGGTTTGTTTAACTACTGCTTTTAAGCAATCATTCCAGCCATTCTCGTATGCTAGGGTGTGAGTGTTTTTTACTCACGTTTTTAACTTGGTTGATATTCCACCAATCGTAAAGCCTAGCTTGCTTGCCGTCTGCTATTCTTTTAGCAATTCGCTTATCGGTAGGGTTTTTATAAGGTTGACCGATTTTTCGCATATCGGGCTTACAATTCCACCATGTAACCATCCTGTGCTGTTTAGCTGTATTGCTGTTATATACCCATGCCACGCTTTCTTCGCACCAGTCAGCGTCTAAAGCCCTGCTTAGAATGTTTACTGTTGCTTCTGGGTAATGTATAACAACAGAGTTATAGCCACCGAAAGCGTCTCTTAAAAGTTCGCCATACTCCTGCAACATAAGATTATCGTCATAGGCTGAGTAGTGATACTTCTGATTATACGGTGGGTCAGAAATTATGTATTTATCAGCTCCGTCAAATAAGTGCATATAGTTTCTAAAATCTCCCAGAATTAGTCTACTCATACCTTAAACCCTCCTCTGATATTTTGTTCCATTTCTAATATTGTTTGGTTGTGCGACACTTTACTCAAAAGATGTGGGTCGTCTTTATCTAATTCTTCTTTCTTAGTCATAACAGAACTCCTTGTTGATTATTGTTTAGGCTGGCTTCTAGTATTAGGAGTCCGGTTTCAGGCTCCACGGCGTTCCTTAACAGCTTTCGCTTGTCTTTGATGTCGTACTTACTCAGGTCAGTCTGCTTACGTTTTGACAGTGACTCTACTGTGCCGTCTCTGTGGCCCCTGGTGCCGTGGTCGATAGGCGGGATATGAAAGTTGGACCACCAGATATGTCCACCTGACTTGACTCCAGCAATTAACGGCTCGTAGTAGGGTATGGTGTTCTCAATTACCCACTTGCCTTCAAACCAATAGTTAAGCAGAATAATCTCCTCGTACAATTTCATGTCAGGATAAACAGCCTTGACTTTGGCGTACTTGCGGTCAGCCTTGAAGCCTATGTTATATCGTATTTGTGAGTGAGTAGGGCAAGGCGGGCTACTCCAAATAAAGTCAAACTCCTTATAATGGTCCAGTAAGTACTGATGAGCGTCCCCCACAATAACCTCATCGTTAGGGTACAAGTCAGCATAAACCCCAGCTATCTCTGGGTCATTCTCTACCGCTACAACCTCATGGCCTTCCCACAGCTTGCGATTACCGCCAATTCCTGCATAAAGGTTCAAAACCCTCAACCGCCCCTCTTTCTTACCAGCCATCTATTTCTCCTTGTTTAGTTGTTTTTGGAGTGATTCATATTCTTCTGTCATCCACTCATCATTATCAACACAGCCATGACAGCCATTTACCATATCCATGCCTTTTATTTGGCCCTCTATCCTAGCCTCAGTAAGTAAAGCGTTTATTTGGTCTTTAGCTTGTTGCTCTGCTGCGATATTTTTCGGGTTACTACCTTTGAGCCGTTGGCTGTACTGCATGATGAAAGTACTAAGTATCTCCTCTATACGTTCTGGTAGGGGTGTCATGGGTTGATTATCTCCAAATCTGTTTTATGAACATAGACTAGCGTGGTCGGCACAATTTTTATATATTTCAATTCCTTCTTAGTAGTAGCCGTGCGGAGTTTTCCTGCCAAATCATAGTCAATACACTCAACAGCTTTCAAAAAGTCCTCCACCCCAAACTCCATATATTCAACACTCATTTCTCTCCTCCTGCTTGTAGGGTTTGTTTAAATGCTGGGCTAATTATGTCGTAAATGAACTGTGAACTGACAGTTTTGTCTTTACCAATAAACTCCTCGTTGATTAGCTGGCGGAGTCGGTCGATTGCTAGGTACTGTTCGGCGGTCACGTCACCTTTGATATTGTATAGATAGTCTGCGGTCTCTTTAACGGCCGCCTCCAAATCCTTACTGGTCTCATTGTTGGTCATTTAGATGCCTCACTATTTCGTTAATTTTGTCTTGGGTGGCTTCTAACTGAGCGTCAAGTCTCTCGGTGTCGGCACTGTCTTTGTACTGGTAGTTAGCGAACCCGTCAAGGTTATAGATGTCTAACGGTTCTATTAGTGAGGGTTTAGGGGTGGGCATTAAGCAGGAGTGCGGCTCTTTAATTTCGCACCCTCCATTCACTTTATTAGTTGCCTTTGATGGTTTGGTATCGAACTCTTGCTTGAACTCTTCTGGTAGTACAATGGGTGCTTCCGCCTGTTCCTCGAACTTATTCATGTGGTATTTAACCGATTGTGGGTGTGCGTCAAACAATCTTCCTACTGCTCGTAGTGACAGCCCGTGCTTGTGCAATATGTAGTACGCCTTTGACTTCTGAGCGATAGATACGTCTTCGTCAGTGAATCTAGCACCACAGTTAGGGCAGTCGTGTGTGAATAGTTGTCGTGGTTTACTCATTTGTTAGCCCTTCATAGTACGCATAACCCATCATGGAGAGTACAGCTACCAGACAGTAGACTCGGTTCCAACCGCCCACCCCTACATAATCCAACAGCTTGATATACCCGAAGAACATCAGAATAGATACTAAACGTTTCATTTCCCTGGTCCCTTTACTTGTGGTTTTACTGGTGGGGTAGGTGTCCAGTGATGTATGTTTCGGGGGTCGTCGCCCAGGTACGTGTCTACCCGTGCTAGTCGTTCGCCCTTAAGGTCAAAGTACTCTGTTATTTGTCGGCTCGGAGTGCCTTCTCCATGTCCGTCTCCTACCAAAGACCGCACCCTAATTACTTGAATGACCTCGGCCTCATCAACATTAGACAGCCTTTCATGTGGTTCTCTAAACTTTACTTCGTCGCTCATCTTATCTCCCTCTTGTTACTTACCCTGAAAAGGTGCTAAAGCTTCCTGGGGCTGTTCGACAACTGGCTTATCTACGCAGCGTCCGGCTTTCTCGTTGCCTGTGCATTCACCTGTGTCTGTCTTGCCGTTGTCCGCTGGTGGGGTCACAGGTGGTACTACTGGTGTCTGGGGTACGGGGCAAGTAGGCTCTGGCTGTCTGGTGTCCTGGGCTACCACATACGATCGCCCTTGTGCGTCGTTAAAGTAACCCCCGATTACTATTGGTGGTGTTAAGGCATTCCCACTAACACTGATGGGGTTGTTGCCAGTTTGTAGGATTTCATTCACCCCAGGTGTCCCTACATACTTACAAACGAAATACTTTGGTGCGGGGGCAGACTGAGCCACCCCGACTAAAACACCCGAGACTAAAAGAGTTGCTATTAAGAATTTCATTATGAATCTTCCTTGCTAACGTAGATCAAGGACAACAGCCCCTGTGTGAAGAACAAAGCTCCTCCTACAAAAGAATAGGCTGCGTCTGGGCCGCCCTCGGCTGATCCTAATACTGCGAATATCCCTAAAACTACTGCGATCCAACTAAATATTTGTACTGATAATTTCATCTTGTCACTCCATAAATTAAGATTATTGTTAATGCGAGGTTGACACCCCACACGGCTGCTGTTTGTTTTCTTTCCATTTGTGTCCTTTCGTTTAACATTCTTACAATACGCCTGTGCTTATGTAGTGTCAACCTACTTATCCACAGGTCCGCGTCGGCTCTTAAGTCCACCCTTGCGACCAGCTTCCCTGGCTCGCTCTCGGTTCGCGGCAAAGCCGACCTTTTCTAGGTGACCTCGCTTGGCTGATTCCTTACCGCCCATAGATCCGATGTTCCTATAAAAGTCCTCGCCATAAATCTGCTTGTTTGTCTGTGCGGCCTTTTGGCCTCCAATTGCATTACCTGACATGTTTTCTCCTTATATTGTTTCCATTAGCCATAACATAAATCGAATAAAGTCGTCTAAGTTGACGATCAGTATAACGATCAAGAAGTCGATCAAGACTATCTTTCGTAGGAACCTGTCCTGCCATATAGTACGCAAAAGCTCCCCAATCGACTTTAGGTATTTGTTTTCGTCTGTTTTTTGTGTCTGGTATGATTTCATAACTCATTGCTTCCTTTATGCTTTTTGATTTTCTAGTAAAGTTAATTTTTCGCATTCAGCTCCTCTTTAGTTTTCGCGTAGCCTGGCTTGTCGAGCCACTCTTGTAGAGTCTCCTCTTGGTCGCCCTCTCGCTTCAGCTCGTATAGATCATCGAACGGAACCATCACTAGTGTCAAGCCCTTGACGTTCATACGCTCGAAGTCTATCTCTTTTAGGGCCGAGCCTGGGAAGTAGAAGTTGCCTGGCATACTTAGCGTCCCGTCTTTCCGCTTATATAGGAACCTAATCTCGTTGTGGTCAGATATGCGGTACTCGGCCAGCCCAACCCTACGTTTACCACCGTTCCACACAGGAGCCTTGATCTCAAACAATGTGCAGGGCTGTGTTCTTAGTATGGTCTTAGTTTTCACGTTCCAACCTCTCTAACTTTATTACTTGGTACGGCTTGCCGTCCTCTACCATTGTCTCTCTGAGCCTTGTAGAAGCCTCTCCTAGCGTTTCTAGGTTATCTGCCAAGAACTTATCGACTAGGGTCTTGTCCGGCTTTAGAAGCTGGTCAAAGGTGTCCTCGTCTAGGACTTGCCGCATTATAGACTTGTCGTAGGTCCGGCGTTGTATGCTGAATATTCTGAACATGAACCCGTTGATTGGATCGCTAGTAGTTCGCTCGCCTACGATGCCAGGCACTAGTTCTTTCAACTGAGCCTTTAGGGTATCGGCGGTCTTGGCGTACTCCTGGGCTATTTGCCAGGCTAGTACAACGTCTTCCGGTGTATCTGTTGGCAGTTCTACCACCTCACCTGTATGCTTATTGATCGCGGTTACCATTAGAATGGCCTCTCGTCTATTACTACAACCGCGTCTGGATCGTCATTTATATTGTCGTGGTCGTTGGGTACTTCCCAGGGTTCGTAGTTCATTTGTCCTCCTTCGGTATTGCGAAGCTAGGTAGCTTCGGTCTATTGAAGTGGTGATGTCCACCTAAGTCTTTGATGTATGCGTGGATCTGGTTGTCGTTATCTGGGCGGCCCTGCTCAAGCGTTACGAATGTGGTATCCAGCCTATACAAGTATCGGCCTATGCCCCACTGTACCCCTGCCCGTTTCATAGCGTTAGATAGCCCGCCTTTGGTGGCTTCGATAGCTGTTTTATCTGCACCATCGTATTTAACAATCCACTCATCGTCAACTTTGGCTTTTATGCCGCAGATGATGCCGCCGTCATTCATAGGCTGATATTCGTTCTGCCAGCCTCCGACTCCGAAGACCTCGTCTAGCCGTTCCATAATTGCTCGGTTGGTTATGTAGGCCAACACCATGCCCCACTTCTTGCCGTTACTCTCTCCGGCCTGCTGGATTCGCCACTCAATATCGAATGGGTCAAACGGAGCAACTAGTTTAGCTTGTAGGTTATCTTGGCTCATCTTGCCACTCCTCACCGCCTAGTTGTCTATAGGCGTTACACTTGTCGCAGACCTCGTAGGTATTCCAGACGGTTGTGATGGTGTCGTCTGGCCGGATAATATCGTAGTCGTGCTGATCCTCATAGTAGCCCTCGTGGTTACAACTAATCAGCTCGCCCTTATACCGAACCTGTACGGTTACTGGCTTGCTTGTAAAGAAACCGTAGTCTCTTGATCTTACTAATACCTTCATGCGTGTCCTTTCTTTTATGTACTCTAATAGTATTACAAGCACAGCCGTTATGCAAGCCTATTTTATCAAGTTATCCACATAATGATTATGGTATACTCTACAAATGCTGGGGGTCCACCTCGAAAAGATATTTGCGTGTCCTTTCGATCCCCAGCTCTTTGATTAAAAAGGAACGCCATGCTAATACATTTATGCCCCCTCTGCCATAAGCAGCAGAACCCAGAGATTAAAGTCCCAGGAAAGAACCACCGCACTTGCCACGACTGGAAAGCTGTAGTCAAAGGTACTTAAACTTCTCGTATAGTGACTCGTCAGAATATGAGCCGTAGATCCTATCAAAGTGAGCTTTGTTTTTAAGATAAGTGTTTTTGTTGTTGGCGTTAAGTTTGTTAAGTCGTTCTCGCTCTTTTCGGCCCAACAGACTTGATCCCTTCGCTTTGTTGCAGCTTGAACAAGACAGAACCAAGTTGTTTTTATTATTTCTTCCACCCAGCGACCTGGCTAACTTATGTTCTACGTTCACTTTAGTCATTGGGAGAAAGTCCTGGCAATACCAACACAGTCCGCCCTGTTTCAAGAACTGTCTATGTTGCCATCTTTTGAATCCGTCAGTTTTCTTCCAACGCAGAAACTCCTTTGTCGTGTCTAACCAATGCGTTGATGTTACGTTATAAGTCTTATGCATTTCCCTATCCTTTCTTTCCGAGCATAGTTTTAGGCTGGTGGTGTGTTTAGTAAGCAATTAGATTTTCAAAGTTCTTAGGCATGAGCAAGCTGGGGCGATGCAACCGTCCTTTAGCCTGCCGACCTATCCTCTCCCTCGTCGCATGAGTTTGAGTTTTGGCTTACTGATCATTAACGCATATCAGTTTTATGGTGTTACGAACACAAGTCATGTGTTGACATCATGATATAGGTTTGCAATAATTAAGTCAACCACTACATGTGGTGTCTTGGATAGGACAGAGAACACAAGTCAGCCCCCAGCAATGGGGGTTTCTCTTTTATAAATACCTGTGCCAGCCTAAGTCAATCTCTAGACAAGCCTTTTGGTATTCTCTAATCCCCTCCAGGGCCGCCTGGTGTTCTTCTATGGGTAGCGTATGTAGGTACTCGTCTAGTTCAGTTAATGAAGCCTCGACCGGATCAACACCCTCCTCTGCAGCTTCTTGATCTAATAATTGGCGATCCTTCTGCACCCACTCTCGCTCATGCATCTTCCAACCACCTTTTAATCTTCTTATTAGTTACTTTAGGCACAAACACCTTACTAACAAAGGCATCAAAGACTCTCTGGTCCTGCTCACAAGGCTTGTCCTCATGCACTTCCGAGAACCCAGCCTCTCTAATCTCCTCGACAATACCGTCAAACATAGGCGGGTCTTTATCGAAAGCTATTCTAAACAAGTACGGCCCAGTCATAGAGTCCTCACTCTCAGACTGCTGGACAAAGATATGGTCCACCCCAGCATACTCAAAATCAAAGGTAAACAGCCCAGCATTGGCCAACCGTCCGACAACTAACCCACACTCAGCCTGGAACCCGAAGTAAGGCCCTTCCTCGTCAAAGTGGACATACTCACCCATTGCCGTTACCGTATCCAATACCTAAATGTGCTAATTGAGTTATAAAATGGTCAGCCAATTCCACGGCCTCCCCGCTACCGAGTCTTAGTAACCTATCCACAGCATATAGTGGTGCCGGCTCAGTCAGCTCACCCTGCTCATTAAAGTAGTCAATCAAAGTAAGAGTTATACCAATGTCGGGTTTGGGTGGCGGCTTCATCTGGGCGTGAAGCTCTTTGTGCGGTTCCCATACGGTCTCTACAGTTACTAGCCGCCTTAACATCTTCTCATGGTGAGTCTTATACCAAGCACGTTCCCAAAGGAAGTGGTGGGTAGTGAGCACTTCCCCGGCCACGTCATACTCCTTTTAACGAATCCCAATCACCAGGGTTAGCTGGCGGTACACTTCTAGGACTACTCAACTCACGGTCAAGCATAGGAGCCGCCCCACGGTTAGGCAGGTCTGAGGCCTCCTCTGGCACAATAAGGTCAAGAATCCTAGCCCCCCACCCCATAACTATCTCTTTAGCTGGCTGTATAATTTCGTGATATTTCTCACTCATGATTCAATTAAACACCCAACCGCACAATAAAACAACCTATTACTGGTCTTGGTGGGGTCTTTTAATGGAAGGGGTGCGAAGTCCGAGAGATTTATATTAGTTTGTTGAGCCGTCTTCTCGTGGGTGCTTCTCTCTATAGTCTAGGGTTTGCTCCCAGATTGCTCGTGATACTAGCTCTCTATCGTATGTGAAGCCGACAAGTTTCCCTTCCGAGAAGCTGTCGAACTGGTCATTAAACAACGTTATCCAGTATTGCTTCGTGGTTTCCTTTACTAACTCTTTGGTCTTTTCTAACTGATTTCCCTCCGGCATAACTGCTTCTAAGATGTCGCATATACGTCGGGTGATTGTGTCCCTGTCTTGCCAGTTTACGGGTGCATATGGCACCTCGCTAGCGTATTGTGGTGGGTTTTTTACTTTACTCATGTCTTTACTTTCCTTTGCTTGACCTCAGACTCCGCACTCAATCCATTGTTAAAGAACTGCCCAGATTATAACACGAGCCTCCCCGCCGGAGGCACCCCCTTCATAACCCTTTAATGCCTACCCTGTCTTTTAAGCCGTTTACGAGTGGCGTGGAATATCTTTAGAGACTGCCAGAGGCTAATCTTGACCTGTCTGGAGTGGCGGACTATATACCAATACCCGCTTAGCCGACCCCTCCTTCTTAAAACAATCTCAGTCATCACTTACCTCTCTGCTTTAGTTGGTTTGGTTGGGAGGGCGGTCAGGCGTATGCCCACATGAAAGGCCTCCTTGCCCGTGAAGGTCTTTTCTCGGGTTCCTCGGTAGTAAACGCTCCCGCTACGTCTGTGTTCGTCTGCCGAGGTCTGTAGATAGCAAGCCTCGCCTGCTTTGGCAATACAAACGTCGCAGTCCACACTCTGCCCTCTTGGCTCTTGCTGTTCCGTGCGAAGCACACCCCCCATCATACCCTCCCTGTATTGTTAGTTGTTGGTTTGGGTGCGGTTTCAACTATTATTACGGGTGCGTTGTCTTTATAAAGCACCTCGTCTACAACACCGTATTCTGCTGGGTAGATGTCGTCTGTATCATCGTAGTAGTGGGCGTATTCGTGGGCTTCCTCGTAGGTATCAAAAGACTTCAGGGCACGTTCTAGCGACAGGTAGTTCTTTTTACTGACAGGCTTGTCGTTTTTCCACTCACCCCAAGTTTCCGCCATAACATCAAAGACGTAGAACCGCCCCTTATGTTCTTTTACTAGAATCTGGTTGTTTGCACTCATTGTTATTTCCTCCGCCCGAAGGGCACCCTTCCTTAACTTATCTATGTAACTATTGGTTTAATGAACTGTTTTTACTGTTACTGTCTTGCCCTCGGCGGTAGAGAGGGCATCATTAAACAGTAGCTTGACGTTTCCGTGTGGATCTATCAGGGTGTGCGTCAGCCTGTCCTGTTGAAATATGGGGCTCTCAACCACCTGTACGTGCGTCTCGTTGCCCATCTCAAACATGCCCGCCAATACTTCGGGCGTTACCACCACCGCAAAAGACTCCCTCTTAGTTGCTGTTTGTGGCGAAGCCACCCCAACCAAATCCTTTTTCATAATCCGCCCCTCCTCCTTTTATGTAACTATTCTGTATCTACTGCTTTTAATTGGATGGTGTGGGCGGTTTCTCCGTGAGGCTCCCAACTGTACCTACAGATGTATCCTCGGTAATCCGTACCCCATACCTGACAACTACCGCTGTGATGACCAGCCTGGTGTCTCCTGACGACCGCCCCAACCTTGCCTCTGTCCACCCCTACCTTATCTGACATAATTGCCTCCTTTTAACTTTCTTATTGGTTGATTAACTTGGTAAGAGTGTGGGAGCGACCTTTACGCTCCGTTGTGTCCCGGAGAGTCGCCTTGAGAGCCAGCCCAACACAGAGCCTGCTCCTGTCTGTCTCAGCCCACTCCCTGACCAAATTAACCAGAAACCTACCCCTACTATATGAGATGAGCAGAGTGCTACAAGCAAAAACTCTGCAGAATTGGAAGGTTAGGCGTAACCAACTAACGAACCGCTTGCTCATAGCACACCGCCCACCCCTTAGAGTAGCCCCGCGGTGAAGCCTAAAAACTTCCGGCCGAGCCACCTTAGTAGGTACTTATATTGTAAAGGTTTACGATCTACCTCTATTATACAATACAACGCAAGCGGTTATGCACAGCTATAGCAGTTCGCGGACTACAAAAACAACGACTACTACAAGAATTAGAAGTCCTAAAGCTCGTTCTACAGACGTTATTTATTCCTTACTTGGTAGACACCCAGAGCTGTCAGGAAAGCTAGGGCTAACACTACATATTGATTGTTGCCGTAATATTCGGCTGCTACTTGGGCGACTGCCCCCACTAAAGCTACCAGAAACTTACTATATGGCTGTAATTTACTTAACATCTTATTACTCCTTTTCAAATATATCTTTACCGTTGATTGTACCGACCTTCTTGTAGCCTGGGGTAGTGGGCGGGTAGCCTTGCTTGCCACCATTCTCCCAGAACGTATCTATAGCCAGCCCTGGGTTGTCCAGGTAGGCAGGGTTGTTTAACTCTTGGGCTGACGGCTCTCTATTAACCGACATTTTTATTAGTTTATCTAACTGACTTAATGTTAGTGGCATGTCGCCTCCTCCTTGATTTAGTATAACATTGGGGTCAACTCGCACCCCGTTCTTCCAGTACTCGAAATGTAAATGTGGGCCGGTACTCCAGCCGTTATGACCAGAGTAAGCAAACACCTCCCCCTGTTTGACAACTTTGCCCCTAAGTAGATTGATATGGAACGGACTGACATGCAGATAAGCCGTGTACTCTCCGTTACCATGGTCGACAACCAACACATTACCCGAGTTGGGACTACCACCACCAGCCCCGGGCCACGCCTGACCGTTCTGTAAGCCGCTGAACAGCTGTCTGGTGACGACCCCAGGCATATCTCTAATAACACCCGATTTAACCGCCACAAGCCCCGTACCAATGCCTACGGGGTAATCAAAGGCTGGGTAGCTGTGGGTGTTTGAGCCTTTGATTGGGCTTGCTACCGGACTCATAGACTACTCCTTATGTTTAATTGTTTGGTATTCTACTTGTTGTTCGCCAATATGTTGAGTGGGTATCTTTTGAATGGCAGTCAATAGTTGTTCAGTGGACTCCTTAGTGAACTTAGATTGTTCTGTCACCAACTCCCCCAGGTGTCCGTTACGTTCGGCTGACTCTCTATTACCCTTTTCGTGGGCCGCCGCCAACCTATCCAAACCCGTAGCAATCTTTCCATGTATTTTTACTTGCTTATCAACCATAGCAAAGAAGCCTGCACAGATAGTCCCTGCGAGAGCGATTGCTGCTAGTGATACTTCTGAGCCGTTCATACCCTTACTCTACGCTTCCCTTGTCTGTGTCTCTGTAATATTTTGTACGCATATTACTTTCCCTATATCAGAAACGCCATTATGTATGTGGGGTTTGTCGATGATGCCCCAATTGTGTACGTTGGCCCTGTTGAGTTCTGTGCCACTGCAAGCTTGTAAGTGTGCGATCCAGCGGACGGTGCAGATATTCTAGCTGTTACAGTCCACCCGTATGGTAGGTTAGCGGCTGAAGGCGTAACATTGGTTGAGTTGAGTACGGTAGTGCTTTCTTTGATTTTAATAACCCCATAGATCGTGTCGATTCCACCCGACTGTTGGTAGTTGCCACCGGATGCTACGACAAGCAAGTCTCTACCCCCAGCCGGTACGGTTACTGTAGTAGTTACCCCAGCTGCGTCTACGTCTGAGGTGCTGGTCGCAACACCTGATATGCTTGCTGTAATCTCAGCGTAGCCTAATTTTATAGCGTTAGTCTTCAGGCTGGCAGCAGCCACTGCATTCGTGCCGATACCAGTCCCGTCATTGAACGAGGCATCGTTTGTGCCTAATATATTCCACTTACTAGCGGTTGGCTGTTCGCCAAACACTACACTCCAAGATGCGTATGCCATTATGCTGTCTCCATTCTAAATTGTTTCTCGTCTGGTATCAGGAGGCTGGCCGCTATGTTCTTCACAGTAACCGGATCGCCCTGTACTAACTTGCTCATGTCGCTAGCTTCAGAGGGTGCTAGTTGGTTGTTGTTGCCACAACCACACTCAAAGCCCCACTTCATATCACCCCGCCACCTAAAGGCTCTAAAGGGTGTCTGGAACTTGCCTTCATAATCTAATACGCGATGAGCTTGCTCGTCTATAGTCAAAATATCAGAAGCTTCACAATCCAAACAGGTTACTTTATATCTTTTCATACTCACTCCTTTTTATACTTATAATCATAATCGGTCAACAACCCTATGTGGTATACGAGCCGAGGTATGGGAACTCGGACTGGTCCCTGTCGGCAACGGGAGTGCTCAGTAGCTGGAAGTAGAAGTAGAAGCGAGTACTGGACCTTGAGTAGTAACTTATATTGAACTTAACAGTTGTGTCCCCACTTACTTTCGCACTTCCTGTAGAGATCCAAGTTCTAACAAACTCGCTAATGTTCCCACTTGAGTCCATAAGAAAATATGGGCATTTCTCATAAGGGCCAGTCAGCCCCAAACTCCCACCCCTGTACAAGACTATTTCAGGCACGGTGTTCTCTATATTAAGATAGGTTATGTCCAGGCTGTATGTGGAAATCTTGCCCGCCGAGTACACAACTGTCGGCACGAGTTCAAGAGAGCCTCGCAACAACACCCTCGGAGTATAGGGGCTGGTGTCCTGTAGTAGTCTATCGGTTGTCTGTCCATCTAAGTCTGCCATATTATCTCCTTACGGTGCTATTATATCTTCGCTTCCAATTGTGCTTACCCCGATGGTGAAGTAGTTCACTGTACTTGAGTTAGATTGAGATATTGTCAGCTCTTGAACGAACCCAGCACTAGGATTAAGAACAGATTTAATTCCATAGACCCGCCAATCTAATCCCCTCCAACTAATCAGATCACCAAACTGTAGCTCTGGTACTGCACGGATGGTAATCTTTTGTAGCGTGTCGGGATCTGAGTATGCGTTTAGCAATAGCTGGGATAGAGAGGCAGCCCATGTCGGATCTTGTATGTACTTGTTTTCTATCACAGTGGGGTGCTCCTCATAGGCCGTCAGGGAAGAGTCATCTTTACTCCTCACATATATATCGGCTACGGGTTTGGCACTTCTACCGTACAGAGATAGCTGAGTTATGAATCCGTCTGAGGCACTACTGCTAGCGAAAACTATCTTCACTGCGTTGGTGAACTTGTCGGTAGATTTAACGGTTACAGAACTTGTTATGTTCGTACCAGTCTCGTCTTCCAGTGTGTTGGCTATATAGAACTCTACCGCCGACAACTCAATCACGGGGTTGTCAAAGTTTACAAATATCTCAGCGTTCTCTCCGGCCAGTATCTCTACAGGTGCAGCTAGCTTGAATAGTTGCTCCGAGGGCTGCTTGCCATAGCGTTTGGATCTTACCTCCACCACGTTAATCAGGTGGTCCTCTCCTGGGACTTCGGTGTTTATAACCTGGGCAGTTGAGATGATCCTCTGTACGTTTGTATAAGGCGGCAGCGACCAGTGCTGCCTATTCCAGAAATGGAATATGCCCTCCTCGTCTTGGAATATATGACCATTCTCGGCTTCTACTAGTTCGTGGATTACATCAGCCACCTTGTCGCCCTTTTCAAAGTAGCCAAAAGGAATGGTGTTAAGACCAGTATCTAGTTCGTACTGAGCCGTACTCATACCCTGATTTACAAACAACCTTTCGATTATCTGGTCGGTGGTCTGCCCAGTGAACATCACAGTCTGGTCAACATATCTTTTACCGAAGAAGTTGCCGTAGTCAAATCCATCTATTGAGACTGAGCTGTTGCGGTCATCCACCCTGGGAATGCCAGATGTGATACCCGAGAACTGAGGAATGACGTTCGGTATGCCATCGACTTCAAAGCCAGCGTTAATAATGAATGGCCGCCTGGGGAGTATCGCGGTAAACAGCTCAGAGTTCCCAGCCATGTAATTAGGCAGGAATCGTCCTGAAGTGTTGTCCAGTTCAGCTTCGCCAGCAGCTACGCTCAATCCCCCCAGAGGGATGTTCAAGCTTCGCTCCCAGGCCAGCCCCATGACATAATCTGACTCATCGAAGTATTTATAGTTACCAGGGCCACCCAATGCCCCAGGGTTTATCCCTATTACATCATCCCCACCGATGGTAGACACGCCAATAGTGAAAGTCCTATTGCCAAGCGTATCTTCCTTCTTCCAGGACACCTGTAAGTTATGGGCGATGTTCCGAACGCTGTCCGTTTCTTCTGCGGTGAATGCTGCTGATACTGTTTGAGCCATTTTAAGCCTCTGTCAGCGTTAGTGTGAAGTCAGACAGGTAATCCGTACCTCGTATACTAAAACCACGTTCCACGAGGTCTACGTGTACCGTAGTGGCACTTATAGTGTAGTTTGTTTCAGTTACTTGCCAACTCTTAGCCGTTCCCGTAGATAAGTAGGAGTCATAGATAGCTTTTATTACATCGTAGGCCGTCTTGTTAGTATTCGAGTAGTCCAGAGTCCAGACCCTTTTATTATCTCCGAAGTAATCCCTGGACACACTACCGTCAAGGGTTCTGTTCTGTGCCACCTGAGTATTATTAGATTCAGAGAAAGACTGAGGGCTGCGGATCGTAGTTCCGTCTAGTAGGTAGCTCATGCCAGCATGCTCCCGACTGTAGTGCCGTTCATCTTAGCTACATCCTTTAGGGCATCTGCTATTTGTTGAGCGTATCTACGAGCGTCCTGCTGGCTACCCATGAAGGCTCCAGCCTGAACGGTTATGTTAATAGTCGATCCACTAACTTTTGGTTGACCTGTATTCTGGTTGACTTGACTCTGAGGCAAAACATATTCACCCTTATGAACTATACCTGCGACATCATTCATACTACCTCGCCCAGTGAATCCGCCTACTGCGAAGGAACCAGCGGCAGTACCTTTTCGCAACTGCTCGGCAGCGGTAGCCCTCTGCTGTGGTGTACCTGTTCTAACTAAGTTTTCTAGTCTAGCTCTAGCGTCTGACTGGGATGATTTCATGCCAGCAATGGCTCTCTGTGTCTTATCCCACTCATTAAACGTGTCTTGAATCGACTGTCTGACTTCCCATAATGCATACAGGGCAGCAGCAGTGGCTATAACAATTGGGATGGGGGTAGATAAGAGCAATTGGGCTGCTGTAAACGCAGCTTTAATTGCGACCATCGAACCCTGAAAGGCTATTACAGCATCGTTGATAAGAAAGGCTGCTTTCATGACTCCTAATACACCAATGAAAGTCCACAATGCCGGTTCATTATCAGCCAAAAATTTTACAAACTTGCCAAACCATTCAACTGCAATCTGCACCACTGGCCATAGTTGATTGAATATGTTTATTAGGTTTG